TTACTCATTTTCCCCTGCCTTTAAAAACTTCGCTAAATCGGGTTTGAAGTAATTTTCGCCTTTTACGATTTTCCCGTTCTCGTTGAAAATCGGATTGCCGTTTTCGTCGAACTTACTCCAGTTTGACAAATTGACTTCTTGCAGCGCGCCGACCATATCAAACCCCATCATATAGCCCACGCCGATTGCTGTTACGATTTGGTCGCAAAGGGAATCCAGTAGGTCGATTTCCCAGTTTTCGGGCAAATCTACAAGATCGCCGTCAATATTCTTATCAATGGCATCACATACATAAAATTCTTGCGAAAGCTGTTCTGCTTGTTCCGCGTTGCAGGACAACGCCTGCATCATTTCTGAAACTTCTTCAAAATGCGCTCCAATTTGGGTTGCCTTATCTTTTTCTGTTGGATTTGGTTTTGCTGCCTTGAACCAATTAATGATTTTTTCAATGTTCATTTTTTTTAACTCCTATTTAATTTGCACGGTGTATTCTTTTTGGTCATGCGGCTTGTTTTGGTTTACCGCCTGCGCTTGGTAGTAGGCGCATAAGCCGTCTGCACTTGGATAGGTTAAGACGTTGATTTTCTCGACCTTGTAAACTGCGCCGTCCTGTGTTTTAAATTCCTGCCCGATGCGGTATGGGCAGCCGTGTTTTTCAGGGTGTGCTTTCAGGTCGTCTAAAATATCTTCACGCTTTCGGCTTAGATAATTAATCGTGGTTGATAGCTGTCTCAGGTCGTCTGAAATTGTCATTTCGCTGGCCCTTTCTGATATTCGTTTATCTGCACCGCCCCTTTCGGGATTCCTGATAGCTCGATAGTCATGACGACTACGGCGATCAGGATTGCGGCAATTATGTCTTTCATATAATTTCTGCCCGAATCAAATCCTTGCGGAATTGGTTGTAATTAATCAGGCTGATTCCCGTGTTTTCCTCGAACGGAATCAGGATTTTTGCCATTGCGACACGCACAAAATCAGACAATCGGTCGAAGCTGCCAAGCGTCTTATAGTCGTCATGGCGAAGTTCGGGGATTGTGTTTGCCGGTTCGATTGTGTTGTTACATTCAGCAATACGGTAGAAATGCCATGCCGCGTTTAAGACTTCCTCGCGCAACACGTTTTCTTTTTCGCCGATGTCTTTAGCGATGGCGCGTATCGATTTGCCGTTGATGATGTCGAATAAGGCTTGGATGTAGCGTTTCGGTCTGTCGTACAGGCTGGCGGTGTACAAGGCGATTTGCACGCTCGCGCAATATAAACCGACCTTGTCGATGGTCTTTTCAGGGACAACCGCGTCGTATGCTTCGCAATATTGGATCAGCTTCAACACTGGCTTCAGGATTTCACGCCGTTGGTTTGGCGATAGGTCGTCTGAATCATTACCGCGCAGGCTCTCGATTGCCGCCTGTGCTTCATTGGTCGCCTTACTTAATTCACTGTCGGCGTAGATGCAGGCGATGACACGCATTGCGCGGATAAGTTTTTCAAACACGGTTACGCTGATTCGGTCATAACCGTAAACCAGCACTTCATAGTGCATAAGGTTTTTGATGTTTTCGGTCAGTTGCGCGTCAAGGTTTTGCGGTTCGCCTTTGTGCATCGCCATTTTGTTCATGGCGTGGATTGTTGCGATGGCCGACAGCTTGTTACGGTCAGCGCGTTTGTTACCGATATTTTCGCGGGCGTATTTTTTGACGGTTGATTCTTTCTTCGACGCACGTTTTGCAGCCATCATTTGACTTGCCGTCGGTCTTGTTGCTACTGTTTGCATTTTGTTTCCTCGCTAATTTCCGTCCTCTCAACGGCACTGGTTTTACTTGTCTATTTGTTTCACAAATCCGGTTCGAAGAACTCATAAACATTAGGAAAATCAGGCCAGTTTGTAACAATTCCATCGTCACTAATATCAATATGGATATATTCGCCTCTTTTACCTGGTATTAAATCAAACGGAACGTAATAATTATCAATCTTTCCTACCTCATTCCCAGATTTGTCAAACAAGGTGTATATGCCGTTATTGCAGATATTGTCATGTATTACTACTGGCACATCTCCTTGCCAAGATATAACCTTACCTGTGTCAACTTCTATTAATAAATCAAGTTCGCCATCATCATTAAATAAATGGTTTGGCAAGCTTTCTGAAACATTATCATGTAATTCAACTTCTATTCTTACAGAATGAATTTCAACTTCGGTTAATTTGTAAACTTCTACTTTCATTTTTTTGCTCCTAAAATAGTCTAACGTCATGTTAGTTGTCTGCTGATAATTTCATTGCCGCGTCTATCGCGTCGCGCAATAATGGTTTAGACGGCGTTAACTCAATACCATCATCAACCAAAACCCAGCCTTTACGCATTTCACGCTTAACCATGCCGTCAATATTAATTATCCTTTCGATAAAATCTAAACGTTTAGTGTCTAAATTCTTAACAGAAACTAATTCATTAGCTTTTACAAATTCAGGATGGTGGTATCCTTTAAAATGAACCTTTGCTTCATTATGCTCTGTATTCATTCCAACAATTACCCCGATTTCAGGGTAAAAATCTTTGTTTTCATGTTGAACCAAATCGCCGAATTTAAATTGGTTGGTCATTTTTAATCCTTGCCGTGAATGTATTCTTCAATGATTCTTGAGGCTTCGATTAACTTCTCTTCGCCTATTTTTAATTCGCTTATTAAATGTTCGAAATTGTCGAGCGCCTCTTCTGCATGCCAATTAATTTCGCGTATATAAAATTCACAATCATCACTTTCTTTTAAAGCTTTACTGCACAAATCATCAATGTTTTTTAATGATTCTTTTATGTCTCTTAAATAACTCATTCTTTACTCCATAACTCAAAATGGGATTTCATCTGATTCATCATTACCATCAACTGGCGCGGCAGGTGCTTGTCGGCGCGGCGGCGTTGGCGTTTCGCCTTGTGCCGATTGCGCCTGTTGCCCATCATTACCACCGCCGCCCAGCATTTTCATTTCGTTGGCGATGATGTCGTATGCGGTGCGTTCGATGCCGTCTTTGCCCTGATATTTACGGCTTTGGATTTTGCCTTCCAAATACACCTGACTACCTTTCTTCAGGTATTGCCCTGCGATTTCAGCAAGGCGGCGATACATGGTTATGTTGTGCCATTCAATTCTCTCTTGACGCTGCCCGCTTTGGTCTTTCCAGCTTTCGCTCGTGGCGACGCTGAAGTTACAGACGGCTTCGCTGTTAGGCATGAAGCGCGTTTCAGGGTCTTTACCCAAACGCCCGATTAAAATTACTTTATTCAGCATTTTTGCTTCCTTTTAAAACTGTTTTGACAGGCTTCCAAACGGTCTTTCCGTTTACTTCCTGCGCCTGTCTGATTCCTACGATGTGGATGTCAGGATTACCCGCCGACAGCCTGATAAATTCCTCCGCCGTTTCAATCGACGAATATTCAGGGCTGATTTGGTAGCGGGCGTTGCTAAGCCGCTTCCATTTGCGGGTATCCTCGTACCACTTGCAATCCGTTTTGTCATATACAAGCCGCCGCCGTTTTTCTTCTTCGGGGCGGCTTTTGCCAAACACTGCGAACATGACGGCTCCTTACAGGGCGTTGATTTCTGCCTTTTGCTCGTCGGTCAGGTTGTAGGTTTCCAAAACTTCGGCGACCTCTTTCACGCCTGTTGACACCGCCTCCACCAATGCCGCGAACTGTTCTTCAGTCGGCGTGGGCTTAGTTTGCTCTACTACGTCAGCCGTAATAGTGTTTTCGGCAATTTGCTTAAACCGTTCATGATTCTCGCTGCCCAGTTTCAGACGACCTGCGGCACCAATATCGGAAAACCATTTTTTGTATTCCTCGATGCCCTTGTTTGCCGCTGCTTCGCCATCTGCAATCAAGCTGTCTTGCTCAGGGTCTGCTTTTACTTCTTTAGGCGTTTCGGGCGTTTGAATGCGCTGCGCCTCGTCCTCGTCGTAGATTCCGCCGAAACCAAACGCTAGGCGCGCGGCTTGAATCATGGCTTTGTGTCGGAGCATTCGGCGCGGGTGGCTGTCCCACGGTTGGGTATTGCGTTTACACTCTTCCAAGTATTCAGTTACAGTTGTTGGATGGTTTCGGTCTTTGCGGTAGATTTTGCAAGTGCAGCTTTCCGCATCGGCTGTAAATTCCATGCCGTCAAATTGCGGATGGCTATTGATAATTCTTGCCCAGCCGTCCACACCGACAACGGGCGTGATACCGTTGTTTTTATCCGGGAATGCGTAAATCTCTTTGGTAAACGGGTTTAATCCGTATTGCGTTGATACAATCATCAGGGCATTAAATTGCGCGTCTGTCGCATTGCCTTTAAAGGCGGTTGCCTTGAGTGTTTGAACCAGCTCTTTCGGGTCGCCTTGGATGTTGAATTGCTTCGCAAGGGCTACTGCTTGGTTTTGGGCGATACTCATTTTTTAAAATCCTTATTTGTATTGATTCAAAAGCGTTTCGTAATAGGCTTGACAGGCTGTTACACGCTCTTTGATTAGTTCGATTTTTTCTTCATCTCGCATGACGGTTACGGTCGTTATGCGCTTTTCAATCGGGATGGCTTCCACAAGGTCGATGTATTTCTCACGGTCTTCCCACGGTTTCAGCAAATCTTCAGGCGTGGCTAACAGCCAAAAATCAACATCGGCGCGGTCGCAATCAAACAACCACATATAGCCTTGCATTTGCCAGTCGTAACCGGCTTTGATTGCTTTCTTTTCGGCTTCATCGCGGAAAAATGGATGCGTCCCGATGTCCCATGAACACTTCGTGTCAACAATCAGGCGGTCGTCTGAATCGTAAACATCACATTCACCCGTTAGCCAGTCATTGACGCGCCGTTCGATGTTCTTTTGATACTCTTTACCTCGAACCAAACCGCTGTATTTGATGGCGGTTTCTTCCATCAGGTCGCCCTTTTCGGTATAGGCGTTGCCGTCGAAAGATTCAAAGCCGAACAGTTCGCGCTTCGCCATCTCAATCAATTTGGATTTTGCGGTCTCCGTGATGGTCTCGCCTTTGGTTTTTGGCTTGCCGATGATGTCGGAAATGGATGAACATCGAATCTTCATAATCCACCCGCCAAAAGGCTATCCATATAAACCCGCGCGTCAGATTCCGTCTTGAAAACTTTAACGCCCTCCAACTGCGCCCGCTTTGTCTTGTCGGGTCGGTATGTGACCTTGTTGTAGCCGTCAGGCATGATTCTGACTTGATACCCGCCTCGTACTTTTCGCATGACTACGTTCAGGCTGCGCGGTAAGCCCATAAAACCTTTTACTTTTGCCGACAGGCTGCCAGCTAATCCGTATGGTCGATGGTTCATTTTGGCAACTCCCTATGTTTGTAATATCTCATTGATGGCTTACCAGTTTTTTTGTCTAACTTTTCATTGCCGTATTTATCGACTTTAGGCTTAAGAATTGCGATGAAAACAGGTCGAATAAAATCTTCTTGCCCCTTGCAAAGCTCCACGAAATCCATAGCTATCTTTTCGGACGAAAAGTCGCCTGAAATTTGATAGCATCCTGTATCTTTCGCAAAAGATTTTTCTTCATCTTTAATTTTTACGCCAAGTTTATTAAACGAATTTTCAAACTCTTTTTTCTTTGACTTGTCAAATACTGAAAACATTATTTAACCTCCGCGTCGCCGCGCATTCTTTCGCCGGCATTCAGTTGTTCGTACATTTGCGCTATTTCTACTTCGCGCTCCCGCGTTATCCTTGCTGCTTCCCGCATTTCATGGCGGGCAACTTCGTCGCGTATGTTTTCGTATGGGTCGATAGCGTCCACGTCGATAAATGCGGCGTCTGTCGTGTAGTCCATATATGCCTGCGCTTTCGCGTATGCCTGCACACAAAATGCAAAGGCTGCTGACGCGATGATGATTGCTGTGTATTTCATGATTGTTTCCTCGTCTTAATTTAGGGGGTTGCACGCCGAATCTTCCTTGCTAGATTCAGCGTGCTTGGCTGCTTCTTCGTTCAACCTGCGCCGCGGCAACTAAAGGTATCGTCGCCCGCGCATTGTCGCGGTTTGAGGCGGTGTAAAACTTTTCAACAAAACCACCGCCGGCATTCCCACTCACGACTTACGGTCTGCCTACTCTATTCCACTTCATGGGTATTCTTTTCAGGCTGCGATAATCCGCGCCTGCTCGATAAATCGGTCTGCGTAAAAGTCGAGATTTTCGATTCGTGTGTAGTAATGGTCGTCTTCGATAGCGGCTTCCATCACTTCCATCATCTTGTTACTGACCCACGCGGCTTCATCTCTCAGATTCATTCTGTATTCCCACTGGCGCGGGGTTTCGTCTTGGCACTCTTTAAGGGCTTCGCGGTATTCAAACGCCGTCTTCATGACGAGATGTTTGATGTCGTCTTCCAGTGCGGTAAACGCTTCTTGCTTCGCCTCGCCGATTGCCTGCGCTCTCGTGTAGGCTGCGTCTTCGCCTGCCATGCCCCAATCGGATGTAATCGGTTCGCACATCATTCAATGACCTCGCATTTGATTGACGGCGACGATGTGATTTTCAGTTTCGTACCGTCGGGGAAGTAATAGAACATGGCTTTTTCTGTGCCCAATCCCAACTTTCCGCCGATAAATGAAATCGTTTCGATGGTATCTCTGTAAAGCTGGGAAGCGGGGAAGCCTGCTTCGACCTTATCGTCAAACTCGCCCTTTACCCATTGCGCCTTGTTTTTTATGTGTTTGCTCATATCAAGCATTTTGCGTTTCCTCGCGTTGTTGTCTTAATCAAGGGGTCGGGGCTTTCCGTTTCCGCGTGCCGTTGCCCTGCCGTGTGTAGTCGGTTTGTGCCTCCGCGTTGGCGGTAGCTCGCCCAAGCCCTTGATTAAGCCGCCTATCTTCCAAAGCGGCTCTGTTTTCGTTTCTTAGCCGTAGCCGCTGCCGTTGCCGTTGCCGCTGCCGTCGCCGTAGCCGTAGCCGTAGCCGTAGCCGTAGCCGTTGCCGTTGCCGTCGCCGTAGCCGTTGCCGTTGCCGTTGCCGCTGCCGCCGCCGTTGCCGTAGCCGCTGCCGTCGCCGTTGCCGCCGCCGTCGCCGTTGCCGCCGCCGTCGCCGCCGCCGTCGCCGTAGCCGTAGCCGTAGCCGTCGCCGTAGCCGTAGCCGTCGCCGTTGCCGTAGCCGTCGCCGTTGCCGCCGCCGTCGCCGTAGCCGTCGCCGTAGCCGCCGCCAATAGTTTTATCTAGGTAGCTCATGATTGGGCAACCTCTAGCGCGGTACGAATTGATTCAGCAGCGTTACCTGATACCGTAATAATCTCAATCGCTTCAAGCCATACCGAATCAAGCTCACCGCAAATTTTGCTATCTTCTTGCTTGATTCCGTGCCGTGCGACACCTGATAGGCTGATTGATTCTTTAGCCCACCATTTGTACATGCGGCGCGCTTTCGTCAGAATCACTTCATTGCCTGCTTTTTGGCTCAATACCCCAAACCAAACGCCTGCCGAGTAAGTGCGGATAATCACTTCCTTGCCGATGGCAAAGTCATTAATGCCTTTCGCCTCTGTAACTGTTACAGGCGGCAAGGGTTCTTCTTCTGCCTGCTGTTTGCTTTCTGCGCTTGCCAAAATATCCACAAACATCGCCAGCAAATCAGAGGGACTTTTTACTTCAAATTTTTTAACTTCCATTTTGTTTACTTTCTTAAATTAAAAATTTGTGCTGCGGGTTATTGTCTTTTCGGCTTCCCGCCTGCCTGTAACCGTTTGTTCGACTTCCCCCCATGCTTTACCATGTCTTCCTATCGGCTTTCGCCTACCTGAAGGGCGGTTACTGCGTTTCCTGATTTTTAAAGACCGTTGAAACCATGTCAGACTTTGTTTAGCTGTCTGTTTTGTTTCGATGTGTGTATTATAGCAAAGCTAAATATAATGTAAATAGCAATGCTAATCTAATTTGCTATATTTTTTGCTATATATTGATTTTAAAAAGAATTTAGTTCAAACTGATTTGAACCGCCTTGAACAAGGCGAAAAAAAGCCGCCCTAAATCGGCGGCTGTCAAGGTAGTAGCTTGTTGATTTCCTATTTTGGATATGAGAAAGCCCGCATTGCGCGGGCTAGATTTAGATAACTGGCAGGTAGCAACATCGGCAACCTGATTTGTGTGTACATTGTGCATGGGGCAAAACAGGGGCTTCAGACGACCTGTATGCCTTGCCGCTTTGCGATTTACAAAACTCGCAACTATCATGGCAGCCTAAAATCTCAACCTTTTCATACCGTTTAAGCTCTTGCCGTGATTTCGCGCGGGATAGCAACATCAACGGCGCGGCAGAATCAACAAGGCTGGATGACGAAAACTCATGATAATAAAGCCATTTAGGGATTTTGCTTAATCCCCAAACGAAGTTAAACGCGGCAATGATACGTGTGGCATTTAAATCGTCATCGCTTATTCCGTCCGGTGTCTCTAGGGGTTCTGAAAATATAGACTCCAAGATTTCAACGTCTGACGGCTCAGGGTACCGCGCCCAGTATTCTTGAGGGGATACCCACGAAAACAGCCCGCGCGGTTGCGGTTGTGATAATTCATAATCTGCAACCGTCCGACACGCCGCCAATATGTCGCCTGATCGGATTTGCTGCAAACTGATTCTGTATGCTTCGTCTCTATCTATCATGCAATCACACTCCACCAAAACACGCGCCCGATGATGTTCATCTCATCTGCGTCCGCCTCTTCATCGGGATAGGCTTCAGAATTGTAGCTTTTGATGCGGATTTTATTGTCAGGCAGCTTTTGCAGGATTTTTGTCCGCAACAGCCCGCCATGATTGACGGCGTAGATTTTCCCGTCCTTGATAACCTTGTCGGCGGTGTTGATGCCGAGTGTCGCGCCGTCGGGAAATACCGGCTCCATGCTGTCGCCGTCCGCGCAAACGCAAACCACGTCGGCAGGATTGATGCCGTGCCGTCTAAGGGTTGATTTCGAGAAGCGCAGTTTATAGCCGTTGTAGTCCTCGATGTCGTCTGAAAATCCGTTGCCCGCCGATAAATGCACGTCCTTATAAAACGGGACTTCGCAATCATCAGCCGATAACGGCGTCTTACTGTCCCAAACGTCCAGCGTGCCAATTACTGTAGCGTTTGATTCAGGTCGTCTGAAATCTTCTTTCCCGTCTAACCACCCGCGCGGCAAAGATAGGGAATCTTCAATCTGCGCCGCTGCGCCATTGCCTATATTCCGATAGCCATTTACCCACTGGTTTACCTGCGCCGGCGCTTTCCCAATAGCGCGGGCAAATTCCGCTTGGCTGCCGTTAAACCGGCTTTCAATCAAGTTTTTCAGATTATCAAGTCTGCTCATTTCTTTACTCCCAGCTAAATCAACGTTTTAAATTATAAAGCAACGCTATATATAACAATGCTACTATTTTGCTTGCGTTTTGAAAATAGCTTTGCTATACTATTGCTATATTGAATATAGCAAGGTTGAAATATGAACTTAATTGAATATTGCGCCATTCGCGGGAATCAATCTTACCTAGCAAAAAAAACGGGGATTTCACCGGCATTCATCAATCAGATCGCACGAGGCGTTAGAAGTGTTCCTGTTCAGTCAGCGGCACTGATTGAACAGGCAACAAAAGGCGAAGTAACACGGCAAGAGATGTTCCCTGATGATTGGGAAAAGATTTGGCCTGAATTGGCAAAAAAGCAGCGAAAAAAGTGAATAACCGAAAGAAAAGAAAGGAAAGAAGATGAAGAAGCAGGACAGAAACCGCCTGTCAAAGAAAGACAGACGGCTGATTAAAAAGGCGATGCTGAAAGCCGCCGCCAAAGGCAGCGATGAGGTTTACAAAATCGCGCTGGGTTTGAAAGAAGGCTTTGAATTACTTGGAAAGTAGCTCAATCAAATGGCCGTCATCGGTATTTAGCTCCGATTCTTCGAGTTTTTGATGAAGTGTTTGGATGAATACCGCCAATTCTTCGGCTTGTCCTTTGGCTGTATTGCCGTTTAAGCGGATAGAACCGCTGCGGATAAGCTCTTTGGTAAGTATGAAGGATAAGTTGGACGACATTTTTTACTCCGTCGGTTGTTGTGTGGAAACTCGATTGTAACGGAGTGATGACAAATCGGAAAGACGGTTGACTGCCCGGACAGACGGGCGACCGATAAAGAAAAGCCCGCACGAGGCGGGCAATTCCCCTGAATTGCGAGGAAACGATTCAGGTAAGACTAAAAGTAAGGCGAAAGGAATTATGAACCAAAAACAAACGCAATGCAAGAAGATTGTCGAGTATATCCGGCAAAACGGGCATATCACATCTTTGGAAGCGGCAAAATATTTGAATATCACGCAGTTATGTTCTCGGATTATCGACTTGGAAAGCAGGGGCTTTGTTTTCAACAAGCCTAAATTCAAGGTCGGCAACTGTAAAAATCCGGTCGCCCATTACTCTATCGCTAGGTCAGGAATCGAACCATGAATGAATTTATCCCAAACAGTTTTCAGGTTGCAAATTCGGTTGTCGATGAATACCTGTCGAAGATGAGCGGCAATGCGTGGAAATGCTATGTCTTGATTGTTCGGAAAACAAGGGGCTGGCAGAAAACACATGACAGCCTATCAATTTCGCAGATTCAAAAAGCAACCGGAATCAAGTCGGAAGAAACGGTCGAGAAAGCCATTAACGAATTGGTCGAATTAGGGCTAATTGGCAAGCAAAGCAGAATCGGATTGCCGAACGTGTATTTTTTAATTTCAGACCCCAAAAATGGGGGGACACCACCCCCAAAAAATGCACCACCCCCAAAAAATGCACCACCCCCAAAAAATGCACCACCCCCAAAAAATGGGGGAACACCACCCCCAAAAAATGGGGGTCACATAAATACAAAATACAAAAAACAAATATCTACTAACGTAGATATTAATACAGCGCGCGAGGAAACAGCGAAAAAACCGACCAAACACGAAGCCGATTTGGCACTGTTGGCAGAACACGGAATCGCCGGGCAAATTGCTGAAGATTTTTTGACAATCCGCAAAGCAAAACGGCAGCCGCTGACAGAAACGGCAATGCGCCTGATTGCAGCAGACGCGGAGAAATGCGGGATGACGGCGGCGCAAGCAGTTGAATACGCCATCGGCAACGGCTGGGGCAGTTTTAGGGCGGAATGGCTGAAAAACAAAACATTCGGCAGGTCTGGGAATCGTGGTGGTCTGACACACAATCAAACCGCCGATGTGATGGACGACAAAAAATACGGCGACGCGCCGACGACTGATTTTTAGGGGTTTGGGAAATGGCTTTGAAAAACGCATCTGATTTTTTGAAAAGTTATGGCGGCGCAAAAACCGAACAACGGCAATGCGCCGAACATGGCGAATACACGTCAAAAAGCATTTTTCGCGGCGTGTGGACTGGCTGCCCTGTTTGCCAAAAACTGAAAGCGGCGGACGAGATGGCGGCATACGCGGAAACGTTGTGCCGTGAAGCAAAACGCGACGAACTGTCAAAACGCATCGGGCGATCAGGCATAGCAGAACGGTTTAAAAATTGCCGAATTGAAAATTATGCCGTCGATGATGCGGTACCGGGAATGGCAAGGGCAAAAGCCGCCGCCGCCGACTATGCGGAAAACTTCGATGATGTTTTGCAGACCGGGCGGAACATGATTTTTTCGGGTAAGCGCGGCACCGGTAAAAACCATCTCGCTTGCGGCATTGCTCACAAAATCATCAGCAATGGCAAAAGCGCGATTGTCATCACGGTGGGCGATATGTTGCAGACGGTCAAAGACAGTTTCAACGGCGGTAGTGAAAAAGAGGCGGTCGGCGTGTTTGTGAAACCCGATTTGCTGGTGCTGGATGAATTTGGCGCGGGCGGACTGTCTGAAACGGATGGACGGATTTTGTTTTCAGTCATCAACGGGCGATATGAGCGGCTTATGCCGACACTGGTGTTAACCAATCTGTCCCCCGAAGAGTTTAGGCAAAACGTTGATGCGCGTATCAGGGATAGGCTGCGTGATGGCGGTGGGAAATTAATACCGTTTGACTGGGGGAGTTATCGTGCGTGAAACCTGTTACCACTGCGCCCACGCAGATTTTAAAGCCGAATCGGAAAGCACCATGCGCGGATTTGCGAAGTGCGGTAAGGCGCGAAATACGGAAGAAAGGGCGAAATATACTTCGGCGGCTACGAGTGCGATAAAGGTAAGTTTGAAGCCGCGCCGGCGGCAACGATGGCAAAACGGAAAAACGAATTTGAAAAATGGAGAACGAAAAAATGACGAAAATTTGTATTAGATGCGGCGAAGAAAAGCCGTTGAGCGAGTATCACAAATGCGGCTTGGATGCCTATGGGAACAGTATGTTTAAGCCCAAATGCAAGGAGTGCGTCAGTATTGAGGCTAAGTATTACCGCGAGAACAACAAAGAGGCACTAAAACAAAAACGCCAAGAACTGCGAGAAAAGGCCTCTCCCGATGTGGGCGTCTTGATGCGCGAAGCCGCGCAAATGGCAAATCAGGCATTCCCGCTTTTAAGCTCTGCGTATTGGAACACAGGCGCGGCAAAACGAGTTTACGAAGAATTGGGGCTGAAATGGACGTTTTAAGTTTGCCCTACCCCATCAGTACAAATCGATATTGGCGGACGTTCCGCAACCGTCAAATCGTCAGCAAAGAGGCGGTGGCATACAAGGCGCGGGTTGCCGCCATCGCCGCTGAAAACGGTATCAAGCCGACCGGTAAGGCGGTAAGCCTGACGGTGCAGCTAGTCCCAAAGGCGAACAAAGACGGGTCGGCAAGCAAAGTATGCTTGGATTTGGATAACTGCTTAAAAGTCTGTTTAGACGCATTACAGGGTGTCGCCTACGAAAACGACAGACAGGTCAGACGTATTGTTGCCGAGTATGGCAGTGAGCCGGTAGCAGGCGGCGGGTTGGTGGTAAAGGTCGAGGAGTTGGATGAAAAGTAAAACTAAAGCGGAAAAATTACATCTGCAAAAAGTGGCGGATATAGGTTGTATTGTTTGTCGTAATTGTGGGCGGTTTGGTGTTCCTGCCGAGGTTCACCATATCCGAAACGGTGCAGGTATAGGGCGGCGGAATAGCCATTTTGAGACGATTCCGCTATGCCCTGCCCATCATCGGACTGGTGGAGTAGGGATAGCCTTTCACGCCGCGCCGCGAACATTTGAGGCGACATATGGGACAGAACGTGAGTTATTAAAACAGGTTGAGGGGATTTTAAATGGCTGTTGATTGTTTGAACTGGAAAAGCGGTTTGGAGTATGACGAGATACGGGCAAATAGAGAGGCTGCAAGAGACGCAGAAGTTTTACGCCTGATTGAAATGGGCGGAGTGGTTTTATCGGATTATCCTGATTACATCATCTTTAAAAACGGGGATGTTTTTTCTACATTATGCCGCAAGGTTGTGAAGCTAAAACCCGGGAAGAAGAAAGCTGGGTATAGGTTCATAGGGTTAAATAAAACAAACGGGGAACGTAAATACGAGATGGTGCATAGGCTCGTTGCAAAAACTTTTATCAAAAATCCTGAAAATTACCCCGAAGTTAATCATAAGGATGGAAATAAAAACAATAATGATGCATCTAATTTGGAGTGGGTTACAAGCAAGGGGAATATTAGTCATGCTATTAAAACAGGTTTAATTAAAACAGGGGGTAATTGTAAATTAAATGATATTGCCGACGTTGTATCTATTTTTAAGGCGCACGGCAAATACAGAGATATTGGCAAACGGTTTGGGGTTTGCGCGCAAACTGTTTGCAATATTAAAAAAATGAAAGGTTTTTACGGTCGCCGCCTTGAAGAATTGGGGATTATCAGCGTGAAAGGTCGTCTGAAATGAACGAAGCGAAATTTATGCTGACACCCAAAAACAAAAAGGAAGTCATGCGGTCGATTTGGGGTAACCTGAACGGCTGGTTTGAAAACGGCAATTTAGACATCACGATCCGCCCGCACAAATCGAAACGCAGTATCGAACAAAACCGCCGCTTGTGGAAAATTTACGGGGAGTTGGCGGATAAGGCGTGGGTCAATGGCAGGCGGTACAGCGCGGAAACGTGGCACGAGTATTACAAGGGCGTGTTGCTTGGTTTTGATATTAAAGCCATGCCCGACGGCACAGAAGTCAAAACGCCGATAAGCACGACAACGCTTAATACGGCGGAAATGACGGACTATCAAAACCGCTTGCAGTCGTTGGCGGCAGGGGAATTTGGAATAATTTGGGAGTTTTGATGTATAAAAATGTGGAACAAGTCTTACGAGATGTTTATAAAATTCAAGGTGTACGGATGGAGCCGCTGAATAACACGGCTTCGGTCTGTGCTTGGTGCGAAAGCAAGGGCGTGATGGGTGGCGGTGGAGAATTGACGCAAGCCGAGACGCACGCAAACGCTGCGATGATTATCAGCCGTATCGAACGTGTGCTTAACCGCTATGAGTTGGCGGCGGTAGAGTGTAAATACAGCAGCGACTTGAGTGGGGTTATCGACCTGACGGCATACATCGAAGAGCAAAACAACGGCGTGAATCTGTTGCTGTGTGATGCGATTTTATCGAATCTGTTCACGGAGCAGCCGAAGAAAACCGCCATCATGGATAAATACGACGTGTCAAACGGTCATGTTTACCGACAGTTTGAGAAAGTGGGGAAGATTTTAGCGGTGATTGAGACATCAGCTTATTTGAAACTCTATGACGAGTTTAAACAATGTGGCATAATTTCATAACCCACATTACTACACAAAAAGGATGAAAAATGAAGAATCTGATTCTTGCTGTTGTTGTCGCTGCCGGTCTGGCAGGTTGCGCTGGTACTAATTTCAACTGGAACAACGCCCGTCAAATCAAAGAGGGCATGAGCGAGCAGCAAGTTTTGTCCCTGCTTGGTAAGCCAAACATGACGACATCTACACCAAACGGCTTGATTTATGTATGGTCGTTCGCAAATGGCTTTACTGGTTCAGCGCGTTCCGTCTCTGTCGTAATGAAAGATGGTGTTGTGGTTTCTGCCCCATCTATTCCCAATAGCTATTAAACACTTGACATAGCGGAGGAAAATGTTAGAATTATGCTATAGTTTGGAAATAGCTATATAAACCGCCTTTATTGGGCGGTTTTTGCGTTTTCAGACTGCCTGAATTTCAGGTTTCTAGCCGTGCCATGATTGGCAAAAGGCAAAAGGGGCGGCGTAGCCGTTGAGGAAGATGACGCGGACGCTTCCAAATAAACAGGGGGTCGCGCCCCACTCTCCTTGTTGGTCTCTGTAAAAAAACGCGGAGCAAGTGAAACAGCGTTTGCCCGTCCTAATGGTCGCCTGCCATGACAGGCTGTAAAGCGGTTCTTGCACATAGCCCCTGCTGTTATCGGTATGGGGCTATCCATTTTTCATGGCGTATTACTCTCCTTTGCCGTCTGTATTCTGATCCAAGATTGGAATTAGGCGGCTTTCTTTTTTCTGTGAGGTTCGATATGAGCGAAAAAGAAAAACGCCCTATCGGGCGTCCTAGTAAATTCAGTCAAGACTTGGCTGAGAAGATTTGCGAACAAATCGCGCATGGTAAAAGTTTGCGTGCTATCTGTGCTGAAGATGATATGCCATCAACCTCGACCGTTTGTAAGTGGTTATTTGAAAACCAAGAGTTTTCGGAACAATACGCGCGCGCGAGAGATAAGCAGGCGGACTATTTCGCGGAAGAGATTATCGAGATTGCCGATAACGTGGAGGCGGAAAGTGCGTCAGTGGCAAAGGCTAAATTACAGATAGACGCCCGCAAATGGGCAGCGTCAAAGATTGCGCCGAAGAAATACGGCGACAAATCGGAGCTTGACGTTAAATCGAGTGATGGCAGCATGACGCCGACGGTACGCTTAGATGCTGAAGAATATCGCAAGATAGCTGAAGACGTTTTGCGAAAGATTTAGCACAAAATGCCAATCCCATAGACGGCTTTAATGCCATTTCTGATTAATTTCCCAATGGAATTTAAAATAAAATGGCATTACAGCAATTTGATGAAAAAGAAATATCGGTCATTCGTGATTTTTGCTTTCGCGATTTATACACATTCACGCGCTGGATGTTTCGAGAGCGGCGCGGTTACCAATGGACGCAGGCGAAGCATCATGAGTTAATATGTTCTGCGTTGATGCGTGTTTTTAACGGCGAAACAAAACGCCTGATTATCAACATTCCGCCGCGCTACTCTAAGACAGAGATAGCGGTTGTGAACTTCATCGCGTGGGCGATGGGTCGTGCGCCTGATAGCGAGTTTATCCATGCGAGCTATTCATCGACGTTGGCGGTAAATAACTCCGTGCAGATTAGAAACCTTGTCCAGCATGAAGAATATCGGGCGATATTCCCAGGTGTGGAGCTTGCAAGCGAAAGCAGTCATCACTGGAAGACGACTGCGGGCGGCGTGATGTACGCAACAGGTACAAGCGGTACGATTACAGGTTTCGGCGCGGGCAAGCATCGGGATGGTTTCGGAGGCGCACTAATCTTAGACGACCTGCATAAGGCTGACGAAGCACGAAGCGAGGTCAGACGGCAAAACGTCATCGACTGGTTTCAAAACACGCTGGAATCACGGAAAAACAGCCCTGAAACACCCATTGTCGTGATTATGCAAAGGCTGCACGAGAAAGACATCGCGGGCTGGCTGCTTGATGGCGGCAACGGCGAAGAGTGGGAGCATTTGTGCTTATCCGCCATTCAAGACGACGGCACGGCGTTGTGGTCTGAAAAGCACGACATCGAGACGCTGCGACGAATGGAGCAAGCCGCGCCGTATGTCTTCGCTGGGCAGTATTTACAACGCCCTGCCCCGCCCGATGGCGGCACGTTCAAACCTGACAATCTGCAATTTGTGAAAGCCCTGCCCACTGGGAATATCCGATGGGTGCGCGGATGGGACTTGGCGTCCACTGCAAACGACGGCGACTACACAGCAGGCGGCAGGCTTGGTGTTACAGAAGATGGGCGGTACATCATCGCAAACGTCGTGCGCGGTCAGTATGGCGCAGACGAAAGGGATAGGATATTGCGAAACACGGCGCAAAAAGACGGCGTGAAAACGAAAGTATCTATCCCGCAAGACCCTGGTCAAGCTGGTAAGTCGCAAACCCTGTATCTAACCCGTCAACTGGCGGGTTTTTCCGTATCTGCCAGCCCCGAATCGGGCGACAAGGTAACGCGCGCCGAACCGTTCGCCGCACAAGTCAACATCGGTAATGTGATGGTGTTGGATGATGGTACATGGGACACAGATGCGCTGATTGCTGAGATGCGGATGTTTCCAAATGGTCAACACGACGACCAAATAGACTGTCTGAGTCGTGCGTTTGGCGAGCTACTAGACACCCGAACAGGCATGATTGATTACCTGCGTTCGCAGGTCGAGGCAAACAAATGAGTAAAAAGACACCTTTATCACAAGGCTTTATTGCCCGCGTTGCTGCCGGTGTCCGTTATGCCTTTACTGGCAACGCGGATGCTTGGATGGATGCGGGCGAGCCTTTAGCTCCTGTCGCGCAGCAGGCAGAGGGGCGGCGGTTCGATTATGAGCCGTTCTACAACGTCGGGCATTCTAAGCCGCGCGAACGGGAAGCAATAGGCTTCGCACAATTGCGCGCCCTTGCCGATAACTACGACGTGTTGCGGTTGGTTATCGAAAAGCGCAAAGACCAAATGGAAGGCTTGAAGTGGACAATCCAAAAGCGCGATATTGCATCAACTGCAAACAACGAATCACAGCGCAAAGACCGAAAGGTCGATGAAGCCATTGCGTTCTTTCAGTCGCCTGACAAAGAGCATACATGGTCGGATTGGCTGCGCATCTTGCTGGAAGACCTGTTTGTTATTGACGCGCCGTGCATCTACCCACGCAAAACACTGGGCGGAGACTTGTACGCCCTTGAAGTGATAGACGGGGCGACGATTAAGCGTGTACTGGACAATACAGGCCGCCTACCCTTGCCGCCTGAAACGGCGTATCAGCAAATCTTGCACGGCATGGCGGCGGTTGATTACACGGCGGACGAATTGATTTACCGCTCACGCAACAATCGAAGCTACAAGGTTTACGGCTATTCGCCCGTTGAGCAAATCATCATGACTGTGAATATCGCCTTAAAACGGCAGATTCACGCGCTGGAATACTACACAGCGGGCAGCGTTCCCGATGCTTTGGTCGGCGTGCCTGAAACGTGGTCGGCTGACGACATTCAACGCTTTCAAGAATACTGGGATTTGTTGTTGTCAGGCGAGACGGCGGAACGGCGCAAAATGCGGTTCGTTCCGGGCGAATTGTCCCGAAACTTTAAAGAGACCAAGCAGCCGCCGCTTAAGGACGTTTACGACGAATGGCTGGCCCGCGTCGTCTGTTTTGCGTTTAGCGTCGAGCCTACGCCGTTCGTAGCGCAGGTAAATCGCAGCGTAGCAGAGACGAGCCGTGAGCAGTCGTTATCCGACGGCATGAGCAGCCTGAAGAACTGGGTTAAAGCCCTGATTGATGACGTGCTTTCCCGTTACATGGATATGGCGGCCTATGAGTTTGTTTGGCAGGAAGAGGAATCACTCAACCCGAAAGAGCAGGCAGAAATTTACGCCATCTACAAAAACGCAGGCATTCTGACCGCTGATGAAATCCGTGCCGAACTGGGTAAAGAGCCGTTACCGGAGCAGCCTGATCCGAATCAGCAAGACGACAAGCAGCCCGAAAAGCAACCAAGCCAAGAGGCTGAAAAGCTGGGGAAGTCGGAAAGCCCGATGAGCGAAGACGAAGCCGCCGCGCTTATTGAGGCTTATTTGCTGACGCGCGTGGACGGCATGGCTGAACAAATCACCGCGCTGATTGACGGTGCTGCTGTTGATTGGCAGGCTGATGACCTCGCCGCCGAACTGAGCCGAGTAGCAAAAATCGTTACCGATGGTTTGGACTTTGGCGAGTGGGACGGCTTGTCTGATGTGGTCGAGCCGATTATCAGGCGAGCGGCTGAAGATGGGGCGGTTGCCGCCTTGTTGCAGGTCATGCCTGACCCTGCTGTCGGTATGGTTACGAACATTCGCAGCCGTGCCGTCAAGTGGGCGCATGACCGAGCCGCCGAAATGGTCGGCATGAGGTGGGTGGGCGGCGAGCTTATCCAAAATCCTGCCGCCGAGTGGCAAATCACAGAGGGAACGCGCGAAATGATACGCGCCCAAGTGGTCGAAGCCATGCAAAACGGCGACAGCGTGCAGGAATTAGCAGGTCGTCTGAAAGAATCTCACGCCTTTAGCAATACCCGCGCCCGAACTATTGCCCGAACAGAAACGGCGATGGCGGACAACATGGGCAACCTGATAGGCTGGGAAGAAACGGGGCTTGTTGCCGGTAAGCAGTGGATAACCGCCGAAGACGACAAGGTTTCCAAAATTTGCAATACGAACGGCAAGATGGGCGTGATTGGGCTGCATGAGCATTTCGCACATGGCGGCATGACGCCGCCTGCCCACCCTAATTGCAGATGTACGGTCGTCCCTGTTTTGGCAGAGGATATGCCGAAAGTTTAGTTTTTACTGTTGGTAGTGTTGGGGTTTGCCGCTCTCTTTACGGGGGCGGCTTTTTTTTGGAGTACAGAATGGCAAAGTTATACGCAGAAATCGCCAAGATGGAAGCGCAGGACGACGGAACCGTCAAAGTTTGGGGTTATGCCTCAAGTGAGGCGGTCGATTCGGACGGCGAAATCATCGCGGCGGAAGCAATGAAAGCGGCTATTCCCGACTATATGAAGTTTGGCGCGGTGCGTGAAATGCACGGCTCAAACGCTGCGGGGACAGCTATCGAAATCAACGTCGAAGACGACGGGCGCACATTCTTTGGCGCGCATATCGTTGACCCTATTGCGGTTACGAAAGTCAAGACAGGCGTTTACAAAGGTTTCTCAATCGGCGGAAGCGTTACCGCCCGCGACGAGTTGAATAAGTCGCAAATCACGGGCTTGAAGCTGACAGAAATTAGCCTTGTTGACCGCCCTGCAAATCCTGACGCGGTGTTTACCTGCTACAAGGCAGATAAGCCCAAAGACGGTGAAGAGGCTGATAAGGACGACAAGCCAGCCGATAAAGCTGACGAAACGCCTGCCGACGACACCGAAAAGGCAGACAGCGATACGGTCGATGAAAAGGTTGACAACAAAGAAGACGATAAAAAGGACGAAGCCGAAAAATCGGCAAGCGTGAATTTGTCTGAATCTGAAATCGCCATCTTGAAAGCGGTATTGGCTAAAGCCGAAAAACCGAAAGACGAGCCGGTCGCTAAATCAATGTACCAAGTCAAATCACTGGCTGACGTGCTGACGTCGCTGAAATGGCTGATTGAGGACGCAGCCTACGACAACATCGATGAAACCGTTATCGCGCAAATCAAAGAATCAGCGGGCAGCCTAGCCGAATCGCTGAAAGCGTTGACAGTAAGCGAAGCCGACAAGCTGGTTGATGGCTTGGCAGCTAAAGCCGACAAATCAGACGACCTTGCCAAAGCGGAATCGGCTGACGAACTGGTAAAAGCGCAAGACGCGCTGAAAAAATCGAATGACGCACTTGCCAAAGCGCAGGCGGAAATCGAAAGCCTGAAGAAACAGGCAGCCCCACCGAAAGGCAGCACCAAAGCCATCGGCAAAGCAGAAGATAGCGGCGAAGACCCTCTGAATGGTTTTCAGCCGATTGTGAAGAATGACGGTTCGCTTGATGATGTGGCAACACTCGTCAAGGCAGCACAAACAGGTCGTCTGTAACACCGCTTACAGGCGGTTTTTTTATTATCAGGAGCGATAAATGAAGAACGTGAATCAAATCACAAAAGAAACAATTGAGCTGATGAAGTCAGCTCAAGCAGGCGGCGAGCCGCTGAATAAAGGTTTTACTCAGCCGACCAGTTTCACAACTGGTCTGCAAACCTATGACCTTTCCGCGCCGTCTCAGAAACTCTATCCGGTATTGACCCCGTTGCGTAACCGTATCCCCCGCGTTGGCGGCGGTCGCACCATTGGTTCAAACTGGAAAGCCATTACTAATATCAACGTCGGCAATCAACGCGCGGGTATCAGTGAGGGTAAACGCGGCGGCGTTATCAATCATGAAATCGTCGAACGTAACGCGCAATTCCGCGCCATCGGCTTGGAGAACCAAGTAACCTTTGAGGCAGACTATGCTGCGCGCGGTTTCGAGGACGTGAAAGCGTTGGCGGTAGCCCAAACTCTGCAAGCGACTATGGTTGCCGAAGAAATGATTTTGCTGGGCGGTAACACCAGCCTGAAATCAGGCGTTACCCCTACCCCGACCGCTGTCGCCTCTAACGACACTTTGGGCAAAATCAGTGCCTCTACCCTGTCCATCGTCTGCGTGGCTTTGGGTTTGCAGGCATATTGGGACGTAGCAGGCGCAAATAACGGCGCAATCGGTCAAAGCCTGAACATCAAAACTGCTCAAGTCCCTGCCAAAATCACACGCCAAAACGCTGACGGCACGACCGACACATTTGGCGGTGGCTCTGCCCAAAAATCTGCGGCAGCTTCCGTTTCTGGTGTTGGCACAGGCAAAAAAGTAACCGCCATGATTCCAGCCGTTCGCGGCGCGGTTGCCTACGCTTGGTACTGGGGTGCGGCTGGCTCTGAAAAACTGGGCGCGATTACCACTTCTGCCAAAGTGGAAATTTTGGCAGACGCTGAGGGTACTCAAACCGCTGCTTCCCTGCCGTCTGAAGACAATTCGACTTCAGTGCTGGAGTTTGACGGCTTGCTGACCCAAATCGCCCTGCCTGATTCAGGTGCGTTCTGGTCGGACAATAAAGGCAACGGCTTGACTTCCGACGGCGCGGGCGGCGTGTATGAATTTGAAGAAGCGTTCGCGCATTTCTTTACGCGATACCGCTTATCGCCCGATACCATCTACATCAACGCCCGCGACTTAGCTGCGTTGACCAAGCTGATTATCGGCAACGGTGGTGCGCCGCTGATTAAGCTGAAAGTGGACATCGACAACGCCGCGAACATTCGCGCGGGTGTGGTGGTTGGTTCATACCTGAACAAAATCACAGGCGATGAACTGAACATCGTGGTTCACCCGAACTTACCAGCCGGTACTTACCTGTTCTACTCGACCCGTCTGCCTGCCTATGTGCAAGGCATTGGTAATCTGCTGCAAGTACGCACGCGCCAAGAGTATTACCAAATCGAATGGCCGCTGCGTACCCGTATGTATGAATACGGTGTCTATGCGGACGAGTTGCTGCAAGGTATGTTCATGCCTGCGTTTGGTATGATTACCAACGCTGGTTAATCCTAATAAGGTCGTCTGAATTTTCAGGCGGCCTTTTCTTTTTGGAGAATCAAAATGACTAAATTGGTTAAATTACAAGCACCTGAGGGCTTTACCGATGTTTCCTTTGGTAGCCAAAGCTACACAGTTGGCGAAGACCGCATCGTGGAAGTCCCCGCCGAAGCCGCGCAATTCTTGTATCAATTCGGCTTTGGCAACGTTGTGGCTGAAACTGCCGAAACTGAAGAGCCTGAAAAAGCCAAGCGCGGACGCAAAGCCAAGACCGAGCAGCCGGCAGAACAGCCAGCCGAACAGGCTGAAACTGTTGAAGCGGTAGAGCCTGCCGAAGCCGAACAGGCTGAAGCCGAGCAAACCGCCGAAGCTGAAAAGGCTGAATAACGATGACCGCCCTTGTCTCTCTTGATTTATTCAAACAGCGACTAGGCGTTACCCACGATAAGCAGGACGGATATTTCCAAACCCTGCTTAACGGGGTATCGGCGGCTGTTGAAGCCTATATCGGGCGAAAACTCGAAGCGGCGGATTACGTCGAGCGTTACAACGGCAACGGCAAAAACCGCATCGTCCTGAATCAATACCCTGTCCTATCCGTGTCGTCCGTGAAAATCAACGGACGCATGGCGAACGACTGGGATTTTGATAATTGGCTGCTGATACGCCATGCCTGTTTTGCACAGGGTATCCGAAACGTTGAGGTATCCTACCGCGCAGGCTATGAAACCATACCCGCCGATATTCAGGAAGCCATCTTGATTATTGCAACGCAGCGCATGAACGAAATCGAGAACAAGGGCGTACAGTCGAAAACACTTGCAGGCGAAACCATCTCGTTCTCTACGTTCAGTGATTCGGGCGGTATCCCCCCGTCAGCGTTTGCGATACTCAATGAGTACAAGCGGAAAGGCGTGTGATGCTGAAGATGGAATTTATCGGCGGCGATGTTTTGGCTGCGGTGTTGCGCTCCTATGGCGACAAGGTTCAGACGGCTATTGTGCAGTCCATTGGTCGGTCGGCGTTGAAGTTGCAAAGCGAAGTCATGCAAAACCGTCTATCGGGGCAGGTGTTGAATGTACGGACGGGTAATCTGCGTCGGTCGATACACCAACGCGTAACCAACACGGGTAGCGCGGTAATCGGCGAAGTAAACACAAACGTCCGCTACGGCAAGGCGCATGAATATGGCTTTGCAGGCACGGTAAACGTCAAGGCATCTTTGCGTCAGGCCCGTCAGGCATTTGGGCGACCGCTCAAATCCCCGCGATACGTTCAGGTGCGCGCGCATTCCCGCAATGTTCGTTTGCCTGAACGGTCGTTTTTACGAACGGCTTTGCGCGATATGAAAACTGAGATTGAAGCCGATTTGAGAAACTCCGTTAAAGGGGCATTGCGATGAACCGTGAAGCGATTTATTCCGCGCTGTGGGCGAAGCTGGACGCATTGGACGGTTTTGTTACCAAGAGCCGAAAGCTGCTGCACTGGAACGACGTTAAACGCTACGACCAGCCCGCGTTATTCATGGCGCAGGGCGATATGCAGGCGGTAACGCTGACAGGGCAGGAAACCAAGTGGATTTTGCGCGTCGATGTGTATCTGTACGTCCAAACGTCAGGCGAGCCGCCCGCACCCATCATGAATCCGCTTATTGACGCGGTGTGCAATACCGTGAACGCCGTCCACCCTATCACGGGCAAGACGGCTTTAGTGGTCGATGGTGCGGACATTGAGTATTGCCGTGTCGAGGGTATGGTGGAAACAGACGAGGGAACGCTTGGCGAGCAGGCGGTTTGTATTATCCCGATTGTGATTTGTGCCGCGTAATGCGGTTTTATTTTGAAAGGAAATGTCATGCAGTTGACGTTTGGTAGCGGCGAAGTGTTCGCCGAAATGATTACGGATGCCTATGGCAACCGTGTGCAGAACGCAACGCCCGTGCGAATCATGGGCTTGCAAGAAATGTCCGTTGACTTGTCGGCGGAATTGAAAGAGTTCTACGGTCAAAACCGCTTTGCGCTGGCTGTTGCACAAGGCAAGGTCAAAGTGTCAGGCAAATTCAAGGGCGCGTTAATCAACGGTCTCGCCCTGAATACCCTGTTTTTCGGCGCAGAATATGCAACCGGCACCATGAAAGCACTCTGGGCGGATGTAACGGGTAAAGCGATTCCAGCAAGCGGCGCATATACCGTGCAAGCAACCGCCCCTAACGGTGGTCGCTTTGTTGAAGACGCGGGCGTAATGGGTAGCGATGGTACGGCATACGTCAAGGTCGCCAGTAATCCGACAGCCGGTCAATACATGGTGTCCGCAACAGGCTTGTACACTTTCCACGAATCGGAAAAGGGTAAGACCGTTTACCCAAGCTTTACCTATACCCAAACCATGCCGTCAGCCAAGAAACTTGAACTGACTAACTTGGCGATGGGTAATACGCCGACCTTTAAGCTGAAATACCTGACGCAGTTCAAGGGCAAAAAAGCCCTGTTGGAACTGGAAAGCGTAACCAGCGGCAAACTGGGCTTGTTCTCAACCAAAAACGATGACTTTTCTGTCCCTGAAATCGACTTCACGGCACAAACCGATGAGGCGGGCTTTAAAGTTGGTACGTTGTGGATCCAAGAGTAATCACGCAGACCGTCTGAAAGGGCGGTCTTTTTATTTGACCTGAATTAGGAAACAAAAATGACAGTACGAATTAAAGGCGTAACCGTTGAATTGAACGGCACAAATTACGTTATCCCACCTATCGCACTTGGCGCACTGGAGCAGTTGCAAGAACGTATCGGCACATTTGACGGCAACGTCCAAGACGTAAAACAAATCTCTACCGTTATCGATTGCGCCCATGCCGCCATGCGTCGGAACTATCCCGACATGACGCGTGAAGAAGTCGCCGACTTAATCGACATTGGTAACATGAATGAAGTGTTTGCCGCTGTGATGGACGTATCAGGCTTGAAACGCAAAGAACAGGAAGCCGCACAAGCGGGGGGAGTTCAGGCGGCGGACTAAGTTTCGGCGCGATGATTGCCCACGTCTGCGCCTCTACGGGGTGGACGTGGGACTACGTCGCCGACAACTTGGATTTGCCGCGCATACAGTATTTGAACGAGTATTGGCGCGAACATCCGCCCGTGCATATCTTGGTAGCGTCGTACATGGGCATCAAGCCGTCGTCGGGCGTCGTACAAAGCGAAGCGGACGAAGCCGAAGCCATCAATATGTTTGGCGGTAACGAACTGTCTGAAGACGAATTTAACGCCTTACTGAAAGCGAAAGGAATTATCTAAATGGGCAATGCGATTTTTCCCACGTTCCCCGGCTTGAAGTGGGGGCGGAAGAAAACGGCGGTGTGGAGTACCGGGACGCAGAAATCGGCAAGCGGTCGTGAATTGCGAACCGCTTACTACACCTACCCGCAATGGCGGTTTTCGCTGTCGTTTGAGGTGCTGCGGACAAAAGCGTCCGTCAACGAACTGGAGCAACTGGCGGGATTCTTCAATGCCCGCAAAGGCAGCTTTGAAAGTTTTTTGTACGAAGACCCGACCGATAACGCGGTAACCGACCAGCCCATCGGAAACACGGTGCAGGGCGTTACGCGTTACCAGCTTGTCCGTTCGATGGGCGGTTTTATTGAGCCTGTATTGGCAGTCAAAGAACGACCCGCCGTCAAAGTGGGCGGCGTGGCTTTGACTTATGGGCGCGATTATTCCGTTACCGATAAAGGCGTTTTGGTTTTCAACACGCCGCAAACGCCGGGTCGTCCGATTACATGGACGGGTGGTTTTTATTTCCGCGTGAGATTCACATCTGACACAGTGGATTTTGAAAACGTTTTGGGCAGCCTGTGGGCAGCCAAAAAGATTGAGTTTACGAGTGTGAAGTTATGAAGACAGCGACAAAAGAACTGATTGACTTGCTACACGGTAGCGACGAGTTTCAGATGGCGGATTTGTACACCATCACGCTTTCTGGCGGGCAGGTGCTGCGCCATACCAGCGCAGATATGCCCGTCGTTTGGGATGGGCAGACCTACGAAGCGCATAAGCTGATTATCAAGCGCGGGGCAACCCGTATCGCTGTCGGCTTGGACGTGGATTCCAACACACTGCAAATCGCCTCCGACCCTGATTACAGGCTTGAGGGATTGCAATGGGCTGAAGCTGCTTTGGGCGGCGTGTTGGACGGCGCGCGGGTCAAGATAGACCGCGTTTTCTTTGGCGTCGGTGCGTCATCTATTGGCAATATGGTTGAGGACGCAAACACCGTCTTAGAGGTTTCTGGCGTGAATCGAACCGAGACAAAAACGCTGCAAGTTCGTGGCGATTTACCGAATGAATTTGTCTTGTCATGCGACATCGCGCTTGAAAACGCAACGTCAATCTATGGCAAGCCCTACCCGCGAATCGGTGCTGAATTGTCTGTTACCTATACGGACAATTCCGTCGGCTATTTTAGCTGCTGGTACGAAGATGCGGTCAGCGGTAGTACAAAAACGCTGTCTGAGCGCATTTCGGCAAAACATGAAATCCCCGCAGGTAAGACGGTCAAGGAAATACGCAGCCTGATTATACAGGCGCGGTATCAAACGTCCGATTCCATTCGGATTTCGGGTGTTGATTTACGGTCGGCTGCCGATGTTGACGGCTCTCTTGCCGAACTTCGCCCTGTCGGTGCTGTGAATATCTTTTCCGGTCGCGTGTCGGACGTATCGGGTAGCAGGTCGTCTGTAAAGGTTGACGTCAAATCAGACATCGAGCTTTTGAACGTATCAAGCCCGCGCAACATCTATCAAGCGGGCTGCATGAGGACGCTCTATGACGAGGGCTGTAAAGTCAACCGCGAGAAATTCACGGTGGACGGTCGTGTAACGGAAAACAGCCAAACAGGCAATGCGCTGAAACACAATCTGACGCAGCCTGACGGGTGGTTTTCGCAGGGCGTGATTAAGTTTACGAGCGGGCGAAACGCAGGCTTGAGCAGGACGGTCAAGGTGCATAGCGGCAATACGTTCGAGTTTGCCCTACGCCTACCCTATCCGCCGCAAGCGGGCGATGTGTTTAAGGTTTATCCCGGCTGCAATAAGCGTCAGGATACCTGTAAAAACAAATTCAATAACATCGTGCATTTTCGCGGATTCCCGTATATCCCGTCTGCTGACACGGTGGTTTAAGAGGTCGTCTGAAATGGATTTGCGAGAACAAATCATCGAAGAGGCGCGGTCATGGCTTGGTACGCCCTATCATCATTTCGCAATGGTCAAGGGCGCGGGTGTGGATTGCGCCATGTTGCTTGTCGGAGTTTACGGCGCGGTCGGCATCGTCCCCGATGACTTCACGCCGCCCAAATATTCCCGCGACTGGCACCTGCACCGCGACACAGAGCGGTATTTAGAGGTCATTGCCAAGTTTTGCAAAGAGACGGACGATCCGAAGCCCGGCGACATTGCCATGTGGAAGTTCGGGCGCACGTTTAGCCATTCCGCCATCGTGGCGGGCGACGGCAAGATTATTCACAGCTACATCGGGCGCGGTGTGGTTTTGGACGACATCAATCAGCCCGAACTTTCAGGGCGTGATATGAAATTTTTTACGTTGGAGGCATTGAATGAACATTGAAGTATCAGCCTACGGTCTGGGTGGTGGTCGCAGTGGCGGTAGTGGTGGTAGTGGCGGCGGCAGTTATGACGACACGGCAATCAAACAGGAATTGGCACGAGTCAGACAGGCGGTGGCAGCCTTGCCGAGCGGCGCATCGTATGACGACGCCGAAATCAAAAAAGAACTGGAAGCCGTCAAGAAGCAACTTTCTGACCTGCCTAAGGGCGGGGGTGCAACATACGACGACAGCGACTTGCGAAAACAGCTTGCCGCCGCTGTGGCGCGTATCGATGAAATTGCCGACACCCGCAAAGAGTATCAGGCGGCGTATGTCGCGCGGGCGGACTTCCTGACAAATCCCGCAAACAATGAATTTATGACGGTCAAGTTCAAAAAACCGTTCAGCAAAAAGCCGTTTGTTAAAGTGACTTTGGATTTAGTGACTGCACAAGCGAGAATTTCGTATCAGGGCAATGCAACAGAAACAGGCTTTGATATTGCAACCAACTACGCAGGCTCTTTGCTTGGCTTGTGGTACGAGGCGCATTTAGTAGATTGATATTTAGAGGTTTTCTATGGGCGGTAAATCATCAACCATTACATCGGCAGAAGAACGGATTTTATCGTTACAGGTACAACAGTCGTCGCAAGGGCTTACCCTGCCTGTCATCTACGGCAGAACCCGTGTAGCCGGAAACCTGATTTGGTACGGCGACTTTGTTACCATAGAAAACAAAACCACAACACAGCAAGGCGGCAAAGGCGGCGGCGGTGTGAAGCAAGTCGATATTGCTTACACCTACGAAGCCGCCGTCATGCTTGCTCTATGTGAGGGCGAAATTCAAGGCGTCGGTCGTATTTGGCGCGATAAGGAAAAGTTCGACTCGCTGGCACAGTTGCGTCTGACGCTTATGCGCGGCGGCGACGAGCAGCCATTATGGACGCATTTGGCGCAGGCGAAGCACCAAAACCAAGCCTTGAACTATTCCGGCACCGCCTACCTATGCAGCCCAAACTACGAACTGACGAAATCCGCGCAGATTTATCAGCATAATTTCGAGGTCATCGGCAAGCTGGGCTACTCAGGCAACATCCCTGACGCAAACCCGCGCGATATTATCCGAGACCTGCTGACGAACCAACGCTATGGCTGCGGATTCCCCGTTGACAGCATTGGCGACACCGACCGATACAGCAATTATTGCCGCGCGGTCGGTATTTTTCTAAGCCCCGCCTACACGGAACAGGGCGAGGCGCAACGGAACATTTCCGAACTGCTGGAACAGACCAACAGCGCAGCGGTGTTTTCGCAAGGTCGTCTGAAAATCGTCCCTTACGGCGACGGCAATTATTCAGGTAACGGCGCGGCATATGTTGCCGATAACAAGGCATTATACGACCTGACAGATGACGATTTTATCGTTTCAGGCGCGGAAGACCCTGTAAGCGTCGAGCGCAAAACCAATGCCGATGCGTTTAACCAAGTCCAAGTCGAGTATCTCGACCGCGATAATGACTACAACGTCGCCATCGCCGAAGTGAAAGACCAGGCAAATATCGAGCAGTACGGATTGCGCCCAAAAGAAGCCGTCAAAATGCACGGCATTTGCGACGGCAAGGTAGCGCAAAAGGTAGCCCAACAACTGCTGCAACGCGCCCTGTACGTCCGCAACGAATATGAGTTTAAGCTGGGTTGGAAATATTGCCTGCTTGAGCCGATGGATATCGTAACGCTGACTGACGCAGGGCTTGGCTTGAATAAAACGCCCGTCCGAATCACGGAAATTGAAGAGGATGAAGAGGGTGTCCTCTCTATCAAGGCAGAAGACTACCCTGTCGGCGTTCACACTGTATCTGAATACCCGACGCAGCCGTCTTTGGGTTATTCGGCTGACTACAATGTTTCGCCGGGTAACGCCCATGCGCCCGTTATTTTTGAAGCACCGTTGCAACTGACAGGCGGCGAGCCGCAAATTTGGATGGCGACGGCGGGCGGCGATATGTGGGGCGGTGCTGAAGTGTGGGTGTCAACCGACGGCGACAGCTACACGCGCGTCGGCGCAGTCAATCACAAAGCGCGTTTCGGCTCTTTGACTGCTGCTTTGCCGAATGGTGCGGTTTTCGACCGTACCAACACTCTGAACGTGGAAATATCCGCAGGTCAAATGACAGGCGGTACGGAGCAGGACAGCCGCGATTTGCTGACATTGTGCTACGTTGACGGCGAATTTCTGGCATACGCCAATGCCGAACTGAAAGGCGTGGGTCGTTACACACTGGGCAACCTGACACGCGGCGCGTATGGCTCTGCTATTGACAGCCATGCGGCGGGTAGTAGGTTCGCGCGTATTGACGAAGCATTGTTCAAGTATGCCGTTCCGCGTAACTGGATTGGTCGCACGGTTTGGGTCAAACTGGTTTCGTACAACGTTTTCAGCGGCGGCATACAGGATTTGTCATCTGTTCCTGCGTATTCCTACACCATCAAGGGCGCACCGCTGGGGCAGATTCAAAACCTACGCCTGACATCATCTTGGGCATACGGCAAAGAAGCCGTTATCGCTTGGGATAAGTTGGATGGGGCAGACACCTACGACGTGGAAATCTACGCAGGCAACAGCCAACGCCGTTTGCGCCAAGTCAGCGGTATTGTGGACAACAGCTACACCTACACTCAGGCGGATATGAGAGCCGACGGCGGGCAGGTGCGTGATGTTGTTTTCAAGGTTCGAGGACGTGCCGTTACCGGCAAAACAGGCAACTGGGCGCAAATCGCGGCGCAAAATCCGCAACTGCAAGAATTGCAAGGCATTTCCGTTGACAGCGGTTTGAAGCAGGCGTTTTTTACCTGTCAAAAACCTGCCGAAGAGGATTTCGCAGGCATTATCGTTTGGGTGTCTGAAAACGCAGCCGTACCGACCATAGAAGCAAACAAAGTCTATGACGGCGCGGAAACGTTTGTAACCATCGCCAAATGCAACGGTAATCCGCTTGAGAAAGGGAAGACCTATCATCTACGCGCGGCAGGCTATGACAGCTTCGGCAAAGACGCCTTGAAAATCAGCAACAGCGTGTCTTTTACCGTCTATGACGTAAATACGACCGACCTGTCAGAAAGCAATCTGAACAAGGCTTTGCGCGACAAAATCGCCCTGATAGACGGCAACGGCGCGGGAAGTGTAAACGCACGAATCGCAGCCGAAGCACAGGCACGGGCAGCGGTCGCCCGCACGGCAGAAGACGCAAAAGCCGCAGCGAAAAAAGCTGCAGACGACCTGACTGCAAAAGCCGCTGAACTTGGAAACAAGGTAGCAGCAGTCGAGCGAGTGAATAACGAACAGGCGCAGCAAATCAGGACGGTTACAGCAGCGCAAGGCACGACCGCCGCAGGCTTGGAGGCTGAAAAGAAAGCACGGGCAGACGGCGACAGGGCAGAAGCTGCGGCGCGTGAAACGTTGGCGGGTCGTGTATCTACGGCTGAGGGCAACATCACACGCGAGACACAGGCGCGGGTTACAGCAATTAACGCCCAAACCGCCGCAACGGAAGCCCTGAAAACACGGGTCGGCAATACTGAAAGCAGTATCACAGCATTGCGCGAAACCGTTAATCAGAAAGACAGTGCGAGGTCGTCTGAAATCCAAACGCTGACCGCGAAGATTGACGGCGTTTCGGTTGGTGGACGCAACTACGCCCTATCAACAGGAACGCCCGGCAAAGTGCTGACAGTGAGCGGGAATAATCAGACCAAGAACGTCACCATCGACGTTTCGTCTGCTTTGGAACTGAAGCAAGGCGACAATCTGATTATCTCGTGTGACATCGAACTAACAAACGCTACATCGCCATACGGCAAACCATATCCACGAATCGGCGCGGAATTTTCCGTGACCTATGCCGACAACTCAATCGGTTATTTTGCTGCATGGTACGAAGAGGCGATAAACGGCACGACCAAAACACTGAAGCAGCGGCTTGTTGCCAAGCACACGGTCGCTAAAGAGGTTAAGGCACTGCGCAACATCATCGTTCAAGCACGATACCAAACATCGGAATCCATCAAGGTTTCCAATGTGAAGCTGGAGCGCGGAACGGTGGCAACCGATTGGACGCCCGCCCCTGAAGACAACGACGGTTTACAGGAAATCCGCAGCACGGTTCAGGTAGTTCAGACGACCTTAACCAAAGCGACAGGCGACATCAAATCGCTTGGCGAACGTATCACGACGGTACAGTCAACCGCTGACGGTAATAAGGCGACGGTACAAGCCCACGCGAAAAGCATCAACGGCTTGGAAGCGCAGTACACGGTCAAGGTTGACGTTAACGGTAAGGTGGCGGGCTACGGCTTGGCAACCACGCCGAAAAACGGCACGCCTGAAAGTAAGTTTATTGTGAATGCCGACCGTTTCGGTATCGGCGCACCGGGCAAAGCCGACGTTTTCCCGTTTACGGTTGATACGCGTCAAAACCGCGTCGGCGTGAACGGCGAGCTGGTGGTAAACGGCAAGGCGATTGTCGATAAGCTGAACGCCGGGGATATTCACGGCGACAAAATCACGGCAAACACGTTGAACGCAAACCGCCTGAAAGCTGGAAGCATCACGGCGCGGGAAATCGGCGTTGATAAGTTGTCGGCAATATCCGCCAATATGGGTGATATTCGTGGTGGGCGGATGGATTTGGGCAATGGTCGTTTTGTCGTGGAAAATAACGGCGATGTCTCCTTGTCATCATCTAGCGGGCAGGTTGGGATGAAGCTGAAAAACGAACGGCTTACCGTATATGATACAAGGGGTTATTTACGGGTGATTGTGGGATATAAAGGAAATTCCTGATGGATTATGGCTTGTTTTGCTTTGACAAAGATGGCAACCCCATTGATGTAAACTTGGACGCCAGCTTGATTGTGGAGGGGGTTTTGTTTTTGGGAAACGCCCCATCGGGGTTAATTGCTTTGGATATGTTGTTTCCACGCCGCAATTTTTTCAAAGGGATTTTCCTGATGCCCCAATCTCACGCGATCGGTAACTGGGAAACCGAATATTTGAGTATATCAAAGTTGCAAAACGGCACATTGCAATGGGTACATTCTTTTTATCATAAACGCCTTTTCGGCGATAGGTTTATTACCCATTGCGGTGCTTTTGCGGGTAGGAGTTTGTTATATGGTTACTTCAACTGACGACAAAGATTGGGGATTTGCAATTTATAACGAAGCCGGCGTGGATTTGGTTAATTTTGGCTTATTCACGCCAAAATATATCGGTAAATTGCATTTATCCCTGCCAGAAGGGGGCAGCGGGTTGAATAATCTCCGAGTAGTTTCAAATAGTGGGCGCGAAGTGTCTATAACTGACGGTAGTCTTAATGTGCCTTTTGAAACGCTGATTGCAAAAGGAAATTACCCCGAGCGAAGCAGTGGCGCATTATCTTCAGGCTATCTGTTTGCCGCCCCAAATAACGGCATACGCATGATTCTGCCTTTATATGGGTCATCGGGGATTGGTTTACGGACAAGGGGTTTAATTCCTGCTGTTATACATGGCTGGGGCAGCGGTTACGACCAAGAAAAATTCGAGATGGCGACCTTGATGTGCAACTCCTTGAAATCAGGGTCAGATATTATGCACGCATCGCTTGAGATGAAGCATATAGACGGCCAACTATCTGCTGATGATAAGTCAAATTATGCAACAGGGTTGCCATACGCAGGCAATAGGGCTGAAAACTACAATCCTACCGGGCTGCCCATTACCGCATCGTTTCGAAGCACGAGCATCGGGACAAGCGAAGTGGCAGGGTTTTCGGCGGTAAGTCTCGGATGTGGCTATATGGTTGTCGATATGGCAGGCGGTACGGACTTGGAAATTTACTTTTACGAAACGGCAGGCTTGCCATACGAGTATCTTAATAAATGCTCCACTGCTATTGACTACAACCCTTACGGACTTGCAAGTTATGACTATTCCCCTCAGCAAATCAATTATGTGATGCCTAAAAAAGGGAGTATTGCCGAAGTAAATGACGGCTTTAATAGGTCGGTTACGTTTTCGGATTTGGTTGCGGGGAAGATGGATCGGTCAAGATGGTTTTTTACCCACGAATCGCCAAACAGAAGATTCTACCCTGAAACAGTCCCCGCAATAATTGATGCCCTGCGAAATGGGGAAAATAAGGAAAAACGCAAAAAGCTAACCCGCTTTTTAGAGGGAGATGAAAATGCTCCTTTGAAATACGAGCAGTATGACAGTTCGTCTTTGCCGCTTAAACTCATGGGGGCAGTAACTCAAAACGGTGGGACGGTAAAGCGGAGGGTGTCGGGTGTTGGATTGTTTTACGAGGTGTCGGGAATAGACCTTTCCAAAGCCGCCCAGCCTGTCGGGATGCTTGGATGGGACAATGCTGCACTTTACAAGGCGGGGCTGCCTGATGGTTTTGGGGCTGGCGTTCACAGCCTTTTCCAAAGTAAATCGGCTGGCTCTCCTTATTTTCCGATGCTGCCAAATCCACGAGACACGTTTAAATGGGAATTGGATAAAATTAATCCATATCAACCGATTTTAAACTATCGGTACTCAAATGTGATTGCAGATAAAAGCATCAATGACAGTCAATTTGACTTGACCGGATGGCAAAAGGTAAAGGTTGGATTTGCAAACGCATTTAATAGCCGTATGGCGGCAAACCTGACTAACAGCTATCGTCAATTTAATAAGGCTCAAGCCGTTGCCCACGTCCCACGCAATAAAGATATTGTGGTGGCAAGTTATAAAAACCCGCTATCGGAATCGGCTTATTATGAAAAAGAGATTCGTGATGCTGAGTACCGTGCGGCGCAGCTAACCGCGCAAACGGAGGCGCGCTTGGAAGAAGTGGGAAGAGCGTGGGAAGAGAAAATAGATGCTGAGTTACTAGATTCGGAAATCAACGCCTTTAAATCCAAAATGGGACTGTTAGAGCAGTTGTCAAAAATCGCAAACGAGAACTCTTCAAAAAGTTGGCAAGACCCATTTTGGGGAGCGTGGGCTTATCGGCATAGTGATAAATTGGAGTTGTACTGTGCCGCGCGGGAGGCGTTGCCCGAAACGACAACCCCGCTCCCTGAAAATTGGCTTTGCTGCATGAAGCCTAATGTTTAAACTCTTATTAATGATTGGAAAGTTATGACAAAGCAAATTATCGCAATTTCGCATGAAATCGAAGATGAAAGCACCGGCGCAGTGGCGAACTATCATGTAATCGAATATGTGAATATCGATTATAAGTACAACACGGTTACGGCAACAATGAACGGCTATGTGTCTAAAAATGCGCATGAAGCGGGTCGAAACCCGCTCTGTTCGCATACTGTTTCCGTCAACGGATTACCGGAGGGCGAGGAAGTTTCCCGCGCTTGGCTGTACGGTAAGGCGGTTGAGCAGGATAACGAACAAAGCGTCTTTTCAGGCGCGGAACTGGTCGAAGCCTAATCTAAATTTGAAACCATGCCCGTGATGATTCACGGGCTTTTTTATGGGCGGTCGCATGAACGATTTAGAAACAAAAATCAAGATAACCGTCGAGAACGGCACGGCTGCGGGTTTTAATCAGGCAGCAAACTCTGCGGCGAATGCTTCCAAGCAGATTGAAAACGCTATCGGGCAGGTGCGATCAGAATTGACGCGCAGCTTTTCCGAAATGCAGAAATCGATGGAAAAGGCGTTCGATATTGATATGTCCGATTTTGTCGGGGGCGTCAGCGACGGCAAGGAAAAGGTCAGTGAACTGAACGCCGAACTTGCCAAGACAGGCGATAAGGCAGAAGAGGCGGCAGGCGGGCTGGGTAAAATTGGCACGCTTTTAGCCGGATTTGCATCGGTGTCATTTGCGAAATCCCTGCTTGATACTGCCGATGCCATGCAGTCGATAAACAGCCAAGTAAGGCAGGTGGTGTCGTCTGAAAGCGAGTATCTGGCAGTACAGCGTCAGCTTTTGGATGTAGCGAACAATACCCGCGCATCGCTTGAATCAACGTCGAGCCTGTATGTGTCCACAAGCCGCGCACTGAAAGACTACGGCTACACGCAACAGGAAATCTTGCAATTTACCGAAGCAACAAACAACGCCATGACAATCGGCGGTGTGGCAGCGCAACAGCAAGCCGCCGCGCTGATGCAGTTGTCGCAGGCTTTGGGCAGCGGTGTATTGCAGGGCGACGAATTTAAATCTATCGCCGAAGCAGCCCCTATCCTGCTTGATACTATTGCGGAATATATGGGTAAATCCCGCGCTGAAATTAAAAAGCTGGGCAGCGAGGGCGAACTGACGGCGAATGTGCTGTTTAAAGCTATATCAGGCGCGTCGGAAAAATTCGGCGAGCAGGCAGCAAAAATGCCCATGACGATGGGTCAGGCATTGACGGTTTTCCAAAACAACTGGCAAAGCATGATTTCTAGGCTGCTGAACGACAGCGGCGCGATGTCCGGCATCGCCTCCATTATCAAACTGATTGCGGATAACCTTAACTTGGTTGTCCCTATCATGGCGGGATTCGCGGTTGCTGTTACCGCTGCGACGGCACAGGTCATCGGCTTAAATGTTGCCATGCTTGCAAACCCATTCGGATTGATTGCAGTCGCCATCGGTGCGGTTATCGGCTTGATTGCCCAATTCGGCGACCAAATCGACATTTTCGGCGGTGGCTGGTCAAACCTGCTTGATGTGATTCAGGCGGTTTGGCAGACAATCACGGAAACCATCGGCGCGGCGATTGAAGAGATAAAGGCTTGGTTTGGCGGCGTAACAGACTGGCTAAATGAAAATGTCGGCGGCTGGTCGGCATTGTTTAGCCGTGTTATGTCGACGATTGCAACGGTTGTCGGCGCATATGTCAACGCCTATATCAACACGTTTGCGACCGGCTGGATGCTGATTAAAGAAGCCGCCAACAATATGCCGCAATTCTTTGCCAATCTTGGCAAGGCTATCGGCAACGTGTTTATCTCCGCGATTGAGTGGATGGTTAACCGAGCGGTCGGCATGATTAACAGCATGATTGACTATGCCAACAAAGCCGCGTCGATGGTCGGTGTGTCGGGCATTGATAAACTAAACAATGTTCAAATCGGGCGCATGGACGACGGCGGGCTTGGCGGCCGAATCTCTGACAGCATGTCGAAAGACCGCGTCGGAAATGCAGTTGACAACATCAAAGCCCGCGCTGCTCTGATTCACGAACAAAAAGCCATGCGCGGCGGTGGTGGCGGAGGTGGGAGCATACCGAAATCCCGCGTCCCGTCAGGTGGTGGTGGTAGTGGAGGTGGTGGAAGTGGTCGCAAAGGCGGCGGGCGTAAGGGCAGAAGCGGCGGCGGTCATGCCGGCGCAGCCAAAGACCCGATGCAGGCATGGGAAGAAGAAATCAAAGCCCAAAAGCTGGCACACCGTGAAATGCAGCGAGACACGCTGAATCATCAAGAATGGGATTTGGCGCGGGAAGCCGCTTACTGGCGCGCGAAACTGGCAACGGTTGACGCGGGCAGTAAAACAGGTTTGAAACTGCGTGAAAAAATCCTGACCCTTGAAGACCAGTTATCCAAGCAATCAACAGAAGCCAAAATCAATCAGGTGGCGGCATGGGAGAAGCTGGATAAGCACAAGCTAGATATGGAAAAGGACGCGGCAGACCAAGCCCTAGCCGCTGGACGCATTTCTCAACTCGAGCGCCTAGACTTGGAAATCGAGTTTGAAAATCGCCGGTACCAAATCGCCTATGACGCCTTGCAAGAACGGATCGCACTTGCCGAACAAGACCCGACATACAGCCAATCAGCCATAGACAAGCTGAAACAGCAAATGGCGGAACTTGGGCAAGGTCACGAACGCGAGCAAACCAAGAATCAGGGCAAGCGCGAAAACCAACGCCGGAAAGACACGCCCAACGTTATGGAAATGTTGCAAGACGGCGGCAAGAACGTTTGGCAAGAAGCGCAGCAACAGATGGGGCAGGCTTTCTCCGCCATGTTGTCACGAACGCAGAATTTCCGAACGGCGATGAATAACTTTTTCAAAAGTATGGGGCAAACCTTTATCCAAGAAATGGTTACCAAACCGCTTGCAGGCATGATGCAGCGCATGGTTCAGGAATCAGCGATTTACAAGATGATTTTCGGGACTAAAGAGACGTTGGAAACGGCGGCTGCGGCTAAGACTGCGGCGACCAAAGCGACGGAAACGACGGCGGTCGTCGGTAGTAATGCCGTTCAAGCGGCGTCAGGTGCGGCGGCTTCTCAAGCGTCTATTCCGTATGTCGGTCCTATTCTTGCCGTTGCAGCGATGGCGGCAATGATGGCGGCTGTAATGGGTTTGATGGGCGGTGGCGGCTCTTCAACAACCACGACCACTACGCGGATTCCATCGGCGGCTGGCGGCTGGGATATCCCAGCAGGCATCAACCCACTGACGCAACTGCACGAAAACGAGATGGTCTTGCCTGCGGAGCACGCGCAGACAATCCGTGAAATGGCAGGTCAGTCAGGTGGCGACAACAGCACGATTATCATCAACACAACGGGCGGCGACTTTGTTCACAAAAAGGACATTGCGAAGCTGTTGAAACAGATGAATCGTGATTTTAAATTGGTGTAAGTGGTTAGGTCGTCTGAAAGGGCGACCTTTTTTCTATGGAGGTTTTTAAATGAGCAAGTCTATTCAATGGCTTAAATATGCCTTTGAACTTCGGTTTCTCCCTGTGCGGTTCCAACGTTGGTTATTCAGCACGGGGACGCGGGCGGTTGAGTTTGTCAGCGGGTGTTCGATGATTGGTTACGCGCTGGTCTTCGCGTTCTCGCCGAACGATATCTACAACTGGCCCATCTACTACAAGTTCAAAGACATTTCGGAACTGACGCTGATACTGGTATTTGGCGGCGTCGGTGTATTGCAGCTGGCGGCGATGTACTGGCAGACATTCAAAGGGGAGGTTCTGTCAGGCTATATGTTGTTGATATCAGCTTTTATTTGGTATTTGACGGCATATGCTTTCTGGGCTGCCTATCCGCCTGCTCATACAGGCATGGTTATTCCGCCCGTCTTGGCTTTTCTGTGTTTACTCGCTGGAAATAACTCACTTAAATTCTTGTTTTCGGAGAATAAATTTAAACGAAAACAAAAGGGGGAATGATGCACGATTTTTTTCAATTCGGCTATCTGTTCGCCATAGGGGGCGGCATCGTCGGTAGCGTGTGGTCGAGCATGAAAGACCATGACAAACCAGTATCAAGCCTGTTCGAAGCCTTGATTTCGGCGGTTGCAGCGGCGGCAGTAGCAGAGCGGTTTTTGATGGTAAATCAAGTGTGGACTTGCGCGGTAGCCGGTGCTTTTGTCGGCATCCTGACAGGGCATGCGATGGATACCGTCAAAAGCCTAGCCCCAAGCATTATGACTAAATGGGTCAAAAAAACGGCGGGTAAATTCGTCGATAAAGATTAATTCAACAACAGGTCGTCTGAATTTCAGACGACCTTTTTATTTGGAGATAAGAAATGCAAATCACTGAACACTTTAGCTTAAAAGAACTGACACGAAGCGAAACAGCGCGTCGTTTAGGTCTTCAAAATACGCCCTCCTCTGCTGAAATGGCAAACATCCAATACACGGCGGAGCAGCTTGAAAAAATTCGCGCCTATGTTGGGCGCGGAATCGTCGTAACTTCATGCTTTCGCAGCGAGCGTGTGAACAAGGCGGTCGGCGGATCGCCAACATCTGCCCACCGTTTCGGCTTGGCTGCTGACTGCGATGCCATCGGTTTGACTTCTTTGGCGTTTGCGAAAGAAATCATCAAAATGCGTGACGAAGGGAAAATCACGTTCGACCAGTTGATTCTCGAATTTCCCGAACGTGGCGATGGTGCATGGGTTCATGTCGGTTTCCGCCGCAACAGCCCTATGCGTAACCAAATCATGACCGCAACCAAAAAAGGCGGGAAAACCGTGTATTTACCGGGTCTGCACGTTTAAAGGGCGTATATGAATCCCGTTGATTTTGCAAAACAGAAAATCACGGAATGGCAAGAAAAAAGCCGTGTGGCGAGCGAAAACGCAGACCTAGCGGCTTTTGAGTTTGCCGAACGTGAGATTAAAACCTATAAGGATATGCTGGAATTATGGTTGAAACGCTGCTCAAAAATTGGAAATTGATTGCGGTTTTAGTTGTGATCGCAATCTGCATCGGTGCCTGGCAAGCCGACCGCAAAGCGGAATATCGGCGCGGGCGTGATGAAATGGCCGCTGAAATTTCAGGTCGTCTGAAAGATGCCGCGATTGAGAAAGCTAAAGAAGACCGCGAAACGTCTGCCGTGTATCAGACCGGCAAGGCGGTGCGGGAAAAGAAAGAAAGGATTCGCTATGTTCAAGTTCCGAAACTTGTTGAACGCGTTGTCTATCGCAATGTGTGCATCGATTCTGACGGCGTGTCAGTCATCAACGCCGCCATTGCCGACGGCGATTAAACCGCCCGCCGATTTGGTGCAGCCATGCCCCAAACTGCCGAAACTTGAGGGCGGTACAGGCGCGGACGTATTGCCGTGGTCGTTGCAAGTCATCGGCTTGTACAATGACTGCAAGGCGCGGCACAAGGCGTTGACTGACACTATTAAATAAAGCAAAAGCCGTCTGAATTTCGGACGGCTTTTTAAAAGATTTTATAGATTCAATTCAAAGTGAATCTACAAAGTCCGCCCAATCTTGCAGCATTTGGCGGCGTTGATTGATGAATTTGGCGTGAAAATATGCCGCGTCGGTCTGATTGTCTTTGGCGTGGGCAAGCTGCGCCTTGATGTACTCATGCTCGTAGCCCATCTCTGACAGGTTGGTTGCAAGCGTCGCCCTGAAATCATGCCCTGATATTGTCAGCCCCATGTACTCCAATGCTCTATTAATGGTTGTGGCTGACAGCATATCGTCTGGTCGTTTGCTGTTCGGGAACAGTAGCCGCCCGTTACCCGTAACCGCGTGTAGCTCTGTGAGTAACTCGACGACCTGAGACGATAACGGCACGACGTGCATTCTTGATTTTTTCATTTTGTTTGCAGGGATACGCCAAATCGCGGCGGACAGGTCAATATCAGCCCATTCAGCCCGCCTTGCCTCTATTGTTCGGACGGCTGTGTATAGCAATAACTGCGCGGCTTTTTTGACGACAAACGAGCCATTATAGTTTGCAAGGCTTGTTTTAAATGCCCTGATTTGTTCGGCGGTCATGGCTTTGGCGTGGGTTATTTCGGGGCGTTTGAGATACCCGGCAAAAGCTAACGTCGGGTCATTTGTCGCCCGCATTGTTCGGATCGCATATAGAAAAACTGCGCTCATGTGTTGGCGGGTGTATATGCCTGATACGATAACGCCTTTGTCTTTGCAAATATCCAAACATTCCATGATTTGGCGCGGGGTCACTTTCGTGATTGGTGTGTCTCCGATGATTGGATAGGCGTATTTTTTAAGCATACGATGTATGGCTTTAATGCCGCCATCGCTGATTGTCTTGGATGCCAGGTACTCTTCGGCGATGGCTTCAAATGTGTTTCTGTTTTGGCGCGCGTTTTGCCGTTTTTTCTCGGCCCTGTATTTGGCTGGGTTAACCCCCTGCTGAACAAGTAACCGCGCTTCCTTGCGTTTCTCACGCGCTTCGGCAAGCGAGACATCAGGATATGCCCCGATAGCAAAAACGGATTCTTTGCCGTCAAGCCTGAAACGATACCGCCATAATTTTGAACCGTTCGGATTGATGACGATATGTAGCCCGTTGCTGTCTGTCAGTTTGTACGGCTTGTCTTGTGGCTTTGCCTTGCGGATTTGGGTATCGGTAAGCATAAAAAAGAGGGTATGAATGAGTTGATACCCAAAATCATACCCTCTTTTTTAACGGATTGCTACGAACAAATATAAACCAAAATGAACAGAAAACATCGATAAATACTAAGCTTATCAAAATGATATGAACTAAATCGAACCGTTACGGACGAGAATAACAGTTATCGAGAAATAAAAGCATGAGTGTGCGGCCTTTTAGGGTTGTTTGACGGCGGCGATGTTTTCAGGCGAATTGATAAACGCCCACATCTGCTCTTCGGTTCGGAAAACGCCGTTACGGACGATATAATGCAGCGGATGCTTAATCAGCGCGTCCGCTTTACGGACAAAAACACGCATATTGCAGCTATTTGCCGCCATTTCCAAAACTTTGGCGGCAAAAGCCGGGCGGTGCAGCTTGTCGTGCATCAGCGGATGACGGGCAATGTATTCGTTCAGAGGCTTGCCGCTGCTGTGGAAGTCGGTGTGCAGCGGGTCGAGGAATACAATAAAAAAAGGCATCTTGCCCAAATAATCGTCTGCATCGTTCAT